AGAAAGATGAACTGAGTTCCATCTCCGCCAGGGAATTAAATCCCGTTAGCCTACGAGGCTAACCCATCGGCATTTCGACTTGAAGCTGCCGCGCTTCGTACTGGCCAAGAAATCCAGCTCCACTTCGTCGTCAGTGAGATGACTTAGTGGGTCTGGCCACCATTCCTCTATGAAGCTTCCGCTTCGTGAAGGTGGTGGGATTCTTGTGTCAGTTCCTTGTGCACTGCCTGAGTCGCTGAGTTCAGCCAGGTTGCAAAAGAGACAGGGGGAATCCCCATCCCGATGCAATCCGTCCTGAACACTGCATACCCTGCAGTTGCTGATGGATGCGTCAACCTGTTGGCAGACTTTTCCCACGTCAGCTCTATTTTCTCGAACCGGACGTTCTTGTCCTCCGATGTATACCCAGTTAGGTTTACATTGGAAGGAACTAGAATCGTTACCTGCTCTTGAGATTGAGCGTCTGTGAGTAAGAATGCCCCATTTGTTGAGGCAGGCGATTTCGTCTCCATCTATTTGGTCCTTTCTTTGGACTGGACTAAAGACTATCCTCTTTTGCTTCCAAGAATGAAGCTCAGTGTCGTAGTGACAATGAGTATCAAATAGGAAACTAAGATGGTATAGCCCAGAGCCAGGTTTTCTTGCTCTGGGGATGGTACGTTTCACCACTCGACATAACAAGTCCCGAATGGTCTGGGCAACTAGCCACTGGCCTCTTTGATAAAAGAGATCAGCGGTAGCATTCCAGCTCATAACGGTACTTGCATCCCAGCGTCGTGAATCATCATGCGGCACCATTCTGGCATAGACCGGATTAACCGGCACGCCATCATAGAAATCCGCACCACAAGACTCGCGAAAGGCAGAAGCCTTAAACGACTTGTTGATGTTAACCTTAAGAGCGTAGCTCTCGAGGTACTTCACGACAAAGTCCGTGTATTCTACGGGGACAATTATATCATCTCCATAGATATCGATCAATTTGCCATAACGACGAATCGATCGAGAACTCGGACGCACCCCATCGAGTATGTGCATTGCTGATTGAACAAGGGTGTAGAACACCATTGCCTCTACAGGAAAGCATAAAGCTGATCCCATAGAAGCATACTTGAACAAGACAATGTTAGTACCGTTGGGCAATGTAGCATGCAAAGAACGAGCATCCTCGAGGTATTCGAGGAGCCCTGAGGTCTTAAAAATGCGCTGAACTAAGTGCAAATGCACCCGATCAGACGCATCCTTCAGGTCTAGCGTAGCTAGTCGTCTATCTTTGCTTGCTTTGTA